TAGACATGGGAGACGTCAATAAACTCCCGAAACACGTTGAGGACCTAATCGGTGAATCAGAAGTTGTATTTCAGCCCAATGGAGGCCCTCAAGAGGACTTTCTATCGGCTCCAGAGCAAGATGTTCTCTACGGCGGTGCGGCTGGAGGCGGAAAGAGTTTCGCTCTACTTGCTGACCCACTCCGCTATTGTCATAATTCTAACCATCGTGGCCTCTTACTACGGCGTACTCTCGATGAACTCACGGAGTTAATCTCTAAATCCAAGCAATTGTACCCGAAGGCATTCCCCGGTGCAGTATTCCGCGAAAGTAAGTCAACGTGGGTCTTCCCATCTGGGGCAACCATTTGGTTCTCCTACCTCGATAAAGACAAGGACGTAACACGCTACCAAGGTCAAGCATTCAACTGGATCGCCATCGATGAAATTACCCAGTATCCCACCTCCTACGTATGGGACTACCTCCGGTCCCGTCTACGTTCGACCGATCCAGAACTCGCCGCCAATTTATCGATGCGGTGTACAGCCAACCCCGGCGGTGTCGGAGGATGGTGGGTCAAAAAGATGTACATCGACCAAGGAGACCCCGGTAAGCCTTTTGTTCCAACAGACATGGAGTCGGGAAAACCATACGTATACCCGGAGGGACATGCTAAGGCAGGCAAGCCGCTGTACTGGAGAAAGTTCATCCCCGCCCGCCTTACCGACAACCCCTACCTCATGCGGGACGGTCAGTACGAGGCGATGCTCCTATCCCTCCCAGAAGTGGAGAGAAAACGCCTGTTGGATGGAGACTGGGACGTTGCAGAAGGATGTGCCTTCCCCGAATTCAACAAGCTCAAGCACGTTGTCGATCCTATCGATTTACCAACCAATTGGCCGAGAATACGTGCGTGTGACTACGGCTACGCAAGCCCTTCGTGCGTACTCTGGGGTGCAATCGATTGGGACAACAATATCTGGGTATACAGAGAACTTTACGTAAAACACTTTACAGCAGAGCAACTTGCCGCTAAAATACTAGAAATGGAGGAGTTTGATAATGCTCCCCACTATGCTGTGCTCGATAAGTCGTGTTGGAACAGGACGGGGTACGGCCCTTCTATTGCTGAAACAATGATACGTATGGGTTGTCGTTGGACACCTTCCGATAGTAACCGTATCGCTGGGAAAATGGAAATACACCGCCGATTAGGCGATAACGAGTTTACCGGCGAGCCCACGGTTAAGTTTTTCAACACGTGTACAAATATAATAAAGCAATTGGCGGGAATTCCTCTGTCGAAAACAAACTCTGAAGATGTTGATACCAAAGCAGAGGACCATGCGTATGATGCTCTACGCTATATGCTAATGACTCGTACATCTGGATATGCCTCCATCCACAAAACATTGAACGATATCAAGAATAGCACGTTTCGACCCCAAGATTCAACATTTGGATACTAAATGGCTAAGGTAACTCCAAAACAAGAAACCCTCGATAACTTTGAGAAGTTGTATAATATCCTGTTTTCTGGAGAAATACCAGATCGTGATGACTTGTTTGAGCGGGTAAAAGCCGGTGATGATTTAACGATACGTGAAGCTTTTATAGCGCGTACGTATGCTCAAGGCATTAATATTGCCGACGCTGTAGCAAAAGATGAACGTCTCGGGCCTATCGCAAAAGAACTCGAGTCTCGTTTTGGAAAACCGAATACAGACCAGCCGGTTGTTGCTGGAGGTCTCGCAAAACAAGTTGAAGCCGTTGCGAGTAAAGCTGGAGGGCTAGACGCCTCTTACCAGCAAGTAATTACTGAAGCTGAAGCAGGTAAAGTAACAGGCATCAGTACACAGCTAAAAGCACTTCAACGTCAAATTGAGAGCTTTAAAAAGGGTGCACTCGGCAAAGTCGGCGGCACAACAGACTTAAAGTTCGCTAAAGCACCTACAGACCGCACAATTAAGGCTGTCATTGACGGTATCGCACGTATTCCAGACGAAAGTCTTCGTGATGCGGTGTACCTGTCAATTTTTGGTATGCGAAGTAAAGCACTCTCACAAATGGCTACGGATTTTGAATCTGCGTCTGAGTTAGAAGTGCCGCGTCCATATTTTGACGCAGAAACAGGCACTGTTGAAACACCGAAAATTAAAGGACGTAAACAGCTAGGCGAACCTCGTAAAATGGGGCCGATTGCGACCTCTATTCTACAGAGACGAGCACAAGCGGCAATAGATGCAGGTGAAGCGTTTATTTTCCCGGATATTACAGACGCACAAATTCAAAAATCCTTAAAAGACTACGTATTTAACCCGAAGTTTTTTCCGCAGGCTGAAATAAATCGTTTAGGTCGCGCACCCACAGGTATGACGGATTTACGTCGGTTATTCGTATCTTACGTCGGCGCAAACTACCCAGATGACTTGGCTACGGCTGAAACTCTTCTCGGTCACAGCGCACCTCCGAAAGGGGCTACAAAAGTCGGTGCACGATTCTACTTAACCGTAGATAGCACTGAAGCGGAAGCTATTGGTACATTCTTAACCGAGTTTGAGCAAAAGGTAGCAAAATTAGCGGGTGCGGATTCTTTCAATAGTTTTAGTGCAAAACTCGGCATTCCTTTTGATGATAACACGGTAACTCCTTTCGTAGATATCGAGACGCAAAAAGAAGAGATTAAAGCAGGCATTCGGGAAAAGCTCGAGACAGAAAAAGTCCCGATGAGTGCGAAATATCGTAAAGCTCTTGAGAATGAACGTATTGAGACGGCTAATCGTGGAGCTAATGAAGCTAAACGTGCCGCTGAACAAGCTGGACTAGAAGCTGAGATAATTAAGCAAAAACGACTTGAAGAACAGCAAAAAACGGCCGGGATGCAGGACGTTGCTCCAACAAAAGCCGAGCGAGTCCAGCAGAATGCCCTCAACCGCATTGATGAGGTCGTTGAAAAGACAGGTGGGGGTTTAGACCTCGGAGACATATTTAACTTCGGAAAGAAAGGGATAACTAAAGCTCTCGGAGCGTTAGGTGTTCCGGGTATGGGCTACCTCGATACAGAAAACAGACTCAAAGTCCTCGAAGAAGCTGGGTATGCAGGCCCTACAGCAGAACAGTACGTCACTCAAGATATAGGCATGAAAGAAGGCCCATTAGGTATGGTAGAGCTTGTTGGTCAAGGTTTACGCGGTGGAGCTGAAGCTTTAGGTCTTGCAGAACCAAAGAGTCAAGAAGAAATTGATGCACAACAAGTGCAAGCATATGAAAATCAACTATTACAAATGGGCATTAACCCTGAAGACGTGAAAGCACGTTAACCAACGGAGAATAACATGAAAGACATCATGAATGCTGACAAGTACGGAGTCGACTACAACTGCGGAGAGAACAACCTCTACCGTGAAGGTAAAGATTTCGATAACGTCGCTAAGACAGACGTTCTCATTGAGAGCATGCCTAAAAAGCAAACAAAGACTACAGTGGACGCTAGTTTCCTCGCAAAAGCGAACGAATACCCACTCTCTTAATACTATCTTATCGTAACTAGGTAAAGACTATGTCCGACAACGGATTCTTACAGCCGCCAGATGACGGTGAAGTAGAAGTACCTAACGCTGACGAACAAATGGTTGGTCTTGCTGGGCACATCCGCTCTAAGTTCGAAGATGCTGAAAACGGCCGTCGATACCACGAAGAACGGTGGCTTCAAGCCTACAAAAACTTCCGTGGAATTTACGACTCAACGACTCAGTATCGCGACTCCGAGCGTTCTCGTGTATTCATCAAGATCACAAAAACCAAGGTTCTTGCGGCGTACGGGCAAATTGCGGACATTTTATTTGCGAATAAGAAGTTCCCGATTGTTGTCGAATCTACACCTGTTCCTGAAGGAATTGCGGAGTTTGCACACCTAACAAATCCGCTCGATCAAGCTGAACAACCTGTACAAGATCCTTATGGATACGCAGGAGACGGGCGAGATCTTCCTCCGGGTGCAACTGAAGCAACGACTAACTTCGGTAAATACGAAGGGATGCCTGTATCTGAAGGTCCTGCTAAGTTCGGAGAACCTCAGGTATCTCCTGCACGTGAAGCGGCTCGGATGATGGAGAAACAAATCCACGATCAGCTCCTCGATACGAACGCAGTAAATGTTCTTCGTAACGCAATATTTGAGTCGTCACTTCTTGGTACAGGCATCATAAAAGGACCCTTTAACTTTTACAAGCGAGTTCATAAGTGGTCAAAAGGTGAAAGTGGTGAACGTGAGTACATGCCAGACGAGAAAGTAGTCCCTCGTATTGAGCATGTATCTATTTGGGATTTCCACCCTGATCCTTCCGCTACAAGCATAGAAGACTGTGAGTACGTCATTCAACGTCACCGCATGTCTCGCCAACAATTACGTAACTTAGTAAATCGCCCTTATTTTAACCCAAATGCAATTGAAAACGTATTAGTTAAAGGGCCTAACTACGAAGATAAATACTACGAAGACACAATTCGTGAAGAAGATACAGCCCCTAACTATAACGAGAATCGTTATGAGGTCCTCGAGTATTGGGGCGTTCTCGACGCTAACTTTGCCCGTGAGGTAGGCTTGGAGCTACCTGATACAATTTCTGAGCTTGACCAAGTGCAAATTAACGCTTGGGTATGTGGCTCTGAAGTTATTCGCTGTGTGCTCAACCCATTTACGCCTGCCCGTATCCCGTTCCACGCATTCCCTTACGAGATTAACCCGTACCAGATATGGGGAGTAGGCGTTGCTGAGAACATGGAAGATGCACAGATGCTAATGAATGGTCATGTTCGCATGGCAATTGATAACTTAGCTCTGGCGGGCAACCTCGTATTTGATGTGGATGAAGCGTCGCTTGTGCCCGGTCAAAACTTCGATATCTTCCCCGGTAAAGTATTCAGACGTCAATCTGGTGTAACAGGAACAGCGATTAACGGACTCAAGTTCCCGAATACTGCTCCAGAGAACATTCAGATGTATCAGATTGCCCGTCAGTTGTCTGATGAAGAGACAGGCATCCCCTCTATTATGCACGGTCAAACAGGCGTAACAGGGACCGGACGTACAGCCTCAGGGCTATCTATGTTGCTTTCGTCGGGTAACCTCTCAATTAAAACTGTGATTAAGAATATTGACGACTATTTGTTGAAGCCTCTCGGAGAAGCATTCTTCCAATGGAATATGCAATATAACGACTCGTCACCAGAGATTATTGGAGATCTCGAGATTAAACCACGCGGCACATCCGCGGTTATGCAAAAAGAGGTACGTACACAACGCCTCACAACGCTTTTGCAAACAATTGCTAACCCGATGCTCGCTCCGTTTATTAAAATCCCTAACCTCGTCAAAGAACTCGCGATATCACAGGACATTGATCCGGATTTGCTTGTGAATGATATGGAAGAGGCAAAACTCTACGCAGAAATGCTAAAAGGACTACAAAATGCTCAACAAGGAACAGGCCCAGAAGGTGGCGTCCCTAGTCAACAGCCCGAAGGCGTGGGAGGGTCTAACGCAGTATCTAGCGGACCTACACCAGTTGACAATTCGGGGGTTGGTGGCGGCACAGTCGGAACGGGAGATGTTCCGGTTGCAGGGGAAGCTGGATTTACTGGAAACTCTCCTCAACCTCAAGAATAACCATAAAAGTGTAGTGGAGCAAGATGGCAACTCTAAGTCCCTATGAGACTGACCCCTTTTACGAAAGACTTCGTGCTAGGGCTAGAGCAAAAAAGACTGCTGAAAAAGCGGGTCCTACGCTCGATTTTGGTAGTCAGTCGTCCTCACAGAGTGATGGACCGGGAATTGATGTCGTCGGGACGCAATTAACATCCGCACTAGCTCCTACTGCGGAAATCGCATCTCCATCTGCACGTATGGATGTAACAGATGTTAATCCGGTTGTCGGGCAGGCACAGCCTAAATACGGCGTCACAAAAGATTACACAACTCTTATGCGTATTGCGGACGGTGTTTCTGCAAATGCTATGCCCCTCTTTGCGGCCGGTGTGATGGAAAGCACTGCCCCTATTGTGGCCGCGGCAAAGGGTGAAGCTCTTAAAGTAGGTATGGGACAAACGCCTAAATACTTACGCGAATCTCCTGTTGTCGGCGGATTACCAACACAAGTAAGTGGTTTTCAGGCCGGAACAAGTTATTTACGAGAACCTACAGGTGCTTACCGTGAAGTATCGTGGGATGAGATGGGAGACTACCCAGAAGGTGCAATACTCAGTGCCCGTGAAGCCGCTCAAAGAAACCCGATAGGTTGGGTTGGCCCGGACCGGACAACGCCGATGGGTCAAATTGCTGATGCTGGGTTAAAAGTCATGAGCGTACTAAACCCTATGGCTGGAATACTCGGCATGGTGACTGGGGAAGTTCTAGAAACTCCAATCGGCACTCCGTACGCAACAGGGTCGGGCCTTGCGGGAATGATTGCAAAGAATAACTACCAGACTATGTGGGACACTCACGAAAAAATGAACGCTGGT